AAATACTGCCAAGTTATTGTTGACCGAATGAAGAAACTTGACGCAAACTTAATAATCAAAAAGAACGGATTACCTTTGTGATTCAATGAAAATTCAGTGAGAAATGGCAAATGAACAAAACTTAACACCATTCCCTAAAGGAGTATCAGGAAACCCAGCAGGGAAGCCTAAAGGAGTTGAACATAGCAAAACAAGACTATTGCGTTTACTACAATTAGTTACCAAAGTGCGTAACCCTGTTACAGGCGAAGATGAGGAGTTTACAATAGCTGAACAGTTAGATATGAAGATAATTGCAAAGGCAATGAAATCCGATTTAAGGGCATATCAGGAGATACTTGACCGACTAGAAGGCAGAGCAAAACAAACAACCGACATAAACGCAAACATTCAAGGTAGCGTTCAAATAGTAATACAAGAAGATGAGCGATGCAAACCAATTGAAGATTAATGCAACCCCTGTATTCTTTGCCAACAAAAGAGCATACGAAGGCAGCTATCCTGTCATTTGCAATGAAGGTGGCACAAGGAGTTCAAAGTCTTATTCCATTGTTCAGTTACTGATTGAGATTGCTTACAACAATCCAAAGACAAGGATTTCAATAGTATCGCATTCCCTTCCACATATCAAGCGAGGAGTTTACCGAGACTTTAAATCTATAATGGAGAATTGGGGTTTATGGCAAGACAATGACTTTAGCTTTTCCGATTTTATATACACTTATCCCAATGGGTCTTACATTGAACTATTCGGATTAGAAGATGAAAGTAAGGCAAGAGGACCAGCAAGGGATGTTCTATTCATCAACGAAGCCAACTTAATCAAAAGAACTTTATACGACCAATTACTAATGCGTACAACAGGCAAGGTGTTCCTTGATTGGAATCCTGCTGACTTTATTAATTGGGTTTATGAAATAGCCGACAATCCTGAAAACAAACGCATTCATTCTACCTACCTAAATAACCTGCCAAACCTATCCGAATCACAAATAAAAAACATTGAGCAATATAAAAACCTACCTGATGATTTTATGTGGAAGGTTTACGGACTTGGAGAACGAGGTGCAGCAAAAGAACTTATTTACACCCAATGGAAACAATACGACACCGCACCTGAAGGCGATGTATTCTATGGGCTTGACTTTGGATATGTGCATCCAGCTGCATTAATAAAGGTTACCCATCACGAAGGGGAAAACTACTTTGAGGAAATCATTTATCAAAGTGGGCTTACATTATCCGACCTTACAAGATTGATAAAAGAGAAAGTACCTGAACGAGCAACAATCTACGCAGATGCAGCCGAACCTAAATCAATAGAGGAACTTTACCGACAAGGCTTTAATATTAAACCTGCTCAAAAAGATGTATGGGCAGGAATAGTAAAAATGAAATCTTATCCTATAAACATCCACTTTCATAGTCAAAATCTTAAAAGGGAATTTATGTCGTACAAATGGAAAAAGGATAAAAATGATAATGTAATTGAAGAACCTGTAAAAGCAAATGATGATGCTTTAGATGCTTCACGATACGCAGTATTTACTCACTTGACAAAACCTAAATTTGCGGTAAGTGTATTTTAACTTAAATTTCTTTAACTTTGTTTAAATTCTAATAATATGGGTTTATTTGACATCTTCACTAAAAAGAAGATTAACACACTATTTCCAACAATTCCGATGAACTCCCAAATAGCAATTGAAAGGGGTATAGTTACTTGGCAAGGAGCAGACCAAAGAAGTTTTGTTGATGATGGATATGTAGCAAACGATATAGTTTACTCAATCATTAAACTAATTACCGACAAAGCTAAAATTGCACCATTCCACGTTTATAAGGTTGTAGATGAAAAGGCTGCAAAGAAATACAAATCTTTAGCTGCACAAAAAGACATCAACTTAAAAGAACTTGAGACTTTACATAAAAAGGCATACGAACTTTACACAGGAGACCAACGCTTAAACGAGTTGTTAAAATATCCTAATGAGGAAGATTGCTGGAGTGATTTAGTTGAACAATGGTGCGGTTTTAAGTTAATAACAGGTAATTCTTTTATTTATGGCAAACTTATTGAAGCAGGAAACAATCAGGGCAAACCATTTGAACTATTTGCTTTGCCTAGTCAGTATATGGCTATCATTGCAAATATCAATGTGTTCCCCCCAACAAGGGCTGGGTATCAGTTATATTACGGACAAATGTGGTCATTTGATACTAAAGAAATCTTACACGATAAATACTTCAATCCACAATGGGGTGTAACTGCTGGACAGCTTTATGGGCAAAGTCCCCTACGAGCAGCAGCCAAGAACTTAACAAGAAGTAACGAAGCTAAAACCGCTGCCGTTGCATCATTCCAAAATGGTGGACCTGCTGGAGTTTTATTTATGAACGATGAACGCTTTGACCCTACAAGTGGACAGGCACAAGCACAAGCACTTAAAACCGCAGTAAGTCAAAAGGGCGGTTCAGCTAACTTTAACTCAATAGCAGTATCAGGTTATAAAGTAGATTGGAAACAAATCGGACTTTCTCCTGTGGAACTTAATATCATTGAATCGGAAAAATGGGATTTAAAAGCACTTTGTAATATTTACGGAGTACCTAGTCAACTTTTAAACGATAGCGATTCAAAGACCTATAACAATCAAAGAGAAGGGGAAAAGGCATTAACGCTTCGTTGTGCCATCCCATTACTTAACGCATTGACTGAAAACCTTAATAGGAAATTACACACGGATTGGGGTTATAAAGGAACAAATCTTTATGTAGATTACGACCTTTCAGTATTTGGAGAATTAGAAGCAAATAAATCCGAGCAAACTGAATGGCTTGATAAAGCGTGGTGGATTAGCCCTAAACAAAAGTTGGACATTATGAATATTGAAGTGCCTGATTATATCCCTACCGAAGAATTAGAGAAACTTTATATCCCAACAGGATTGCAAACTATTGACCAATTCCAACCTTTGAATATTCCTGACCAAAACCCTTAAAATGATTTGGCAAGATTATAGAAAATTATATGCCAACGCATTAAAACAATATTCACCCAAGTTCAAGAAAGAACTGCAAAATCAAGTGAATACCTATTGCCGTACACTAGACTACAATGCAATTAGCGATAAAGCCATTAAAAAGACCATACAAAAACTTCATTTAGCTATGGGTGTAAAGATGGCTCAAATTAGTAGTAAGGTCGTTAAAAGGTCAGTAAAGGGGCATTACGAGGCATTGGAGGTTAAATCAGCGGAGACCGATTTGTTTGCTTACACTATCCTTCAATATCTGCAAACGCAAGGACTTGACCAATTGGCTTCCGATATTACTGATACAACAAAGGAACAAATTAGAAGATACCTAATTCAATCAGCCGAGCAAAACCTAACACTACCTGAATCAATTGCCTTGTTAAGAAACGCAGGAATAACCGATTATAGAGCGGAACTTATAGCAAGAACGGAAACAGGAAGGGCTGCTAATATCGGTTCAATGGTTGGTGCAACAAGTACAGGACTTGTAACTGTCAAAGAATGGATTGCAGCAAAAGACAATAGGACAAGAAGGATTCCACGAGACCAATTTGACCACCTAAATATGGATGGCACTAAAATCCCAATGGATGCAACATTTAAACTGCAAAATAAGAAAGGCGGTTTTGACTTAATGTTACATCCGTGCGATTCAAGTGGAAGTGCTGGTGATGTTTGCAACTGCCGTTGTACTTTAGGATATGAGGCACAAAGGGATAAAAACGGAAAGTTATTAAAGCTACAAGATAACCCACCAAAAGGCAATGTCGGGATGATTTGGGGAATACTAACTAACGCAGTAGGAATGCAAATAGGCAGATTGATTGCAGACTTGTTTGAATAATAAAAAAAAATATAACTTTGTAAATATGAAAACTTACGCATCAAAAGATTTAATTGTTGAAAAACAAGATATCGGCTACGAAGTAATGGATGTAGATACCGAACAACGCAGAGTTAAAGCGGTTTGGGCAAGGACAGGTAATGTAGATTTAGACAATGATATTATCGTTCCTGAAGCATTCACAAAGACTTTAAGCGAAAGAGGTCCAGCAGGTAAAAACTTGATTTGGTCTTTAGTTGACCATTGTGCTGAAATGGAAGCGGTAATTGGTAAGCCTGAACAACTTTACGTTGAAGGTGATATGCTTATTGCAATTACTCCAATAGTAATGACCGAAACAGGTGAAGATATAATGAAAATGTACGATGCAGGTTTAATCAATCAGCATTCAATTGGATTTACTACAATAAATTCAAGCGTAGGTAAGGATGGAGTAAGAACAATTACTGAACTTAAACTTTATGAAGGTAGTGCGGTATTATGGGCAGCAAACCCTGAAACACCAACCATTTCAGTAAAGAGTGAAGTAAAGAAAGAACAATTAGCAAATAGGCTAGAGAAACTCTTGAAAGCGTTTAAAGGCGGTAAATTTACCGATGAAACCTTTGCGTTGATGGAGATTGAAATAAAAAGGATTCAAGCGGATTTATTGGAGATTGAAATCGTTAAAGAAATCACTGCGGTCGCAGAAGCACCCCAGCCGATAATTGAGGAAGTCAAAAACAATGATGCTGAAATCTTGAAGGCAATTAAAGAATTTAATAAAATACTAAAAAAGTAAAAATGGAAAACGTAATTAACGAAATGGCTGATAACCTTAAAGGTTTTCAAGCTAGTATTGAAGCGAAGTTGGAAGCAACAAACGCTGAAATCCGTGTAGTAAAAGATGAAGCACAAAAACAATTTGATGCTCAAGCTGCTGCACAAAAGAAAAACGCATCTAAACAAGTAAAGTTTTTAGATGAAGCTATCGTAGAAAAATTAGATGGCAAATTGGATGAAATGGAAAAATCAATGAAATCAAATGGTAAGTATCGTTTAGATTTAAGAGATGTTAAGTCAATGACTTTAGGTGCAAGTTTAACAGGAGATGCTCAAGCATCTTATGCTATTAATGCTTCAGTTTTACCTAGTCAAGCTATCAACTTCCGTGATTTAGTTCCAACTGTAAGAAGCGAAAGTGGTTTGTATGTATTCTACAAAGAGACTGCAACAACTAACAACATTGCTGCTCAAACTGAAGGTTCAAACAAAGGTGAGAACAACTACGCATTAAGCGAGGTTAAAGTGGTTAATGATTACATCGCTGGTTTCTCTACATTCTCAAAACAAATGGCTAGAAGTTTGCCTTTTTTAAGCACAACTTTACCAAGAATGTTGACTAGAGATTTCTTCAAAGCTGAAAACTCTGCTTTCTTTGCAACTGTATCTGCTGCTGCAACAGGTTCTACAACAACTGCTGAAACTGTTGACTTAAAGCAATTAGTTGATTACATCGGCAACCAAAAGAGTGCAAACTTTGTATCTTCAGTTGCTTTAGTAAGCCCTGCACAATTAGGTCGCTTATTGAAAGAAACAATCACTTTGGGTTACTACGCTGGTAATGGTTCAGTTATCGTTAATCCAAATGGTGGTATGACAATATGGGGAACTCCTATTATTGCTGCATCTTGGGTTACTGATGACAAGGTTTTAATTATGGATAACAGTTTCGTAGAGCGTATTGAAGTTGAAGGATTAGCTATTGAATTCTCTTATGAGAACGCATCTAACTTCCAACAAAATATGGTTACTGCGAGAATTGAGTGTTATGAAGATATTAACTTAATGCAACCAACCGCAGCAATCTATGCTGATTTGGGTAACGTTTAATTTAATCTAACATAGATAATAAAGACCCCTTACATTTAGTAGGGGGTTTTTTATTATATTTATTGTAAATTTGTAAAAAAGATGTATGTCATATAATAATTTTATCATTGATTTTACTTTGACCGACATAGGTACAGTTGTTGAGCCTGTTACATTAGCAGAGGCAAAATTGTATTGTAGGGTAACAACTTCGGTTGATGATAACCAAATAACCTTGATGATTAAACAAGCAAGGGAAGCGGTTGAAGTAGGTACAGGATTGAGTTTGATAGCAAAGACTGCGGTTGTATGGTTTACAAATTGGGATGGTAATTTCCAGCTTCCTTATGGTCCGATGAATAGTTTTACATCTTTAATAGACCAAAACGGAGACACTATTGTTGCTGCTGATTACACTTTAGTAGGTGGTAAGTTTCCACAATTACAAAGACCACAATTCCAAAACCTAAAGGCTACTTATGTGGTAGGTTACGCAACCATTCCGAACGATTTAAAGATTGCTATTTTAGACCAAGTTAGTTACGATTACGAAAATAGAGGATTGGATAGTGATACAGGTATTTGTGAAAAGACTTGGAAAGCGTGTCAGCGTTGGACAAGAATAAGCCCAATATTATGAGGATAGGAAGCAAAAAGGCAAACTATGTTGATGCCAACACAATGTACTCGGAAATAGGCTTATATGTGCCTACAATCACCGCTGATGGGCAAGGTGGTTATACAACTACCTATGCCTTACAAGAAGTCGTATTTGGGGATTTTAGACCTGAAAGCGAGAATAGAGCATTGTTAGAATTACAATTAAGTTTTACTCGTTCTGCTAAAGTATTTATCAGGTACGATGTAACAATTAACAATATGTACAAAATAGAGGCTGAAGGGGAAATGTACACAATCCAT